ATGGGCCCTTGGCTTTGCGAGCCTTCAGCAGCGGTTCCCACGAGTCGAATGCTTCGAATATCTCTTTCATTGAGGAGCCTCGTCATCTGGAGTTGCCGATGGTTCCGGTGCATCCTCTGGGCTTGCTGGTCCCGCATTTGGCGGCTCAGCGCTCGCTTCTTTAGCATCAGTCTCCTCGCTCTGACTGGAAAGCTCCTCAGCAACCATTGCCTCTTCTTCAGGAGACAAGTCATGCATAGGCTCGATATGCAACCATGTAGAGAATTCCTTCTCATCATTTCTTAAACTAGACAAGTCACTTCGTATTACGGACACTCCAAAGTCGTCAACCATAAGCCTCGTAAGGCTCTTAGTTACTGTAGGTGTGCTCTCTGTCTGATTCACAGACTTCTCGTAGTTTCGTAGTAGCGCAACACGCACCTTAAAGTCTACCAGATAATGTACATCATCGCGAGTAGAAAGTGTTCTGGCTAGCTCATCGAATGCAGCACCTTCTACGTCTTCTGGAGGAATCTCCTGAAACGCCATACGATTGACAATACGGCTAAAGAGGTGGGACGCATTCCAGCACAGCAAAAACTTGGGGCTAACCTTCAACGTGTAGAAGATAGCGTTAATGTAGTTAATGCCCACTGGCCTGGTGCCGTGCACAGTGTCGAACTGGAACAAGGGATCAGTGGGTGAACGCATGGCCACGAGACTGGTAAGGAAGTCTAGGAATGTAAGGTCACACACAAATTTGCGGCCAAGTAGAATGACTGCCTGGTCTACGAACTCGATGTCTCCTACAGTAGCATCTACCAGTTCCTCAGGCTCGTAGAATCCTTGGTCACACAGGATAAGTATTCCTGCGGTGATCTTGTCCTTGGGATGCTGACTAGCAAACTTCTCTGTGGCAAAGGCACGGTACTTAGCTAGCCCTGCGTCTACTACACGGATCTGGTGCTGGACATACAAGTCCAGGTTCTCCTTCACGTCAGCATCTAGGTAGAAAAACTGAGTGGACTTTTGGCTTGCTACTTCGAACCAGATGTTTCTTCCGTCATTCTGATTGTACGCCGCGTTGCGTGTAGGCTCCACGCCCTCAGGAACGGCCATGTGCCTCTTGAAGCCCTCAGCCGTGAAGAAGGCTGGAGTCTTCTCTGGAAGAGGCTGGTCGGGGTCCAGCAAGGGCAGGCCAAGCATTGGGTCGAAGTCTGGGCTACCTTCAGGCGCGTTTGTGTAACGGTAGTAGTTACCCGCTTTGTCTCTCCACCAATACTGAAAGATCGTACCGTACTCCCCCGACTTGAAGAGATACTGGTGCGAACCGTCGACAGAGGGCATACCAAAAGCCTTCTTGATATTAGTCACAGAGGTCGTCATTTACCTTATACGCTTCCAAGCCAAGAGGGGTCAGAACAGTCTGCAGAACGCCATAGTCACGCAAACGAGAAATAGACTCAGAGGATAGGATCCTTCTAAGTTGCGCCTTGCTCTGTGGAGGGAGCTTCTGCAGGTGTGCTAGTAGCATCCGATCCGGAATCGACAGGTAAGGCAGGTGCTTCTTCTGTATTTGTGGTGTTTTCGGCATTGTATGAGGCAACGAAGTCTAAACAGTACCCTTTGATTTCCATTCGATGTCTGCGAGGATCAAGTTCTGCGGGGTAACCAGGCCATATTTCCGCGATGATATCCTTCAGAATTTCAGGGTCCATGATAGGCAGAAGGCTCATGAGCTTCTCGATACCCTCTGGAGTATCCAAGTCGAAGTCATACATAGACTTGCGAACCAAGTCAGCAGTACGAGTAATCTTGCCTATGGACAAGTTTAGCATACGTTCGGCAGACTCGTTATCAAATGAGTCTTCTAGGCCAGAAAAAACCATAGTCATACTTCTTTGCCTTCTTCGTTCACCTGGGTCTTTACAACGTAAGTATACCCGCTTCTGTAGAGGTTTGGAATTTCTTTGAAGAAGAGTTCTCCGTCTGAGAACTCTCTGCCATTCGGACTACTATCCTTTAGGTCTCTTAGCACACTCTTATTTGAACATTCAATCTTCTTGCCAGTCCACCAAATCATGGAAACCAGCTCGTCGTCAGAGGACAGTACCTTGAATGCGTTGTAGGTGGCCATGGGAGAAAGGTAGTACCTTACCGTAGTATGTCAAGTGGAAAGGACTTGTGTAGGTCCAAGATAAATAAACTCTTAGAAGTTACTTCTGCATCCTTAGCAGCCTTTGCCGCTTTCTTAGCCTTTATTCGTTCTGCTGCGGCCTTCATCGCTTCTACGTTAGCCTCTACTGCTGCTGCTCCTGCAGCGTAGTCTAGAGGCTTTTCTTCCTGGGAAGCAATCGTTGGCGAGGTGCGAATAGGTGCAGTTATTGTCTCTTTTGCCTCCCAGGATTTCATGGGGCTATAGTCTGGTATGGACTCCCAAAACTGTTTGTGATCTGCTGTTGGGTCCTCTGCGCTTGGGTTAAGCCCTTCGCTATGCCCCTTTCCTGGAGCAAATACAGGGCGCATATTTGAAAGCTCCGTGCGCTCACTGTCTGTAAGGTCACAATTTACCCCACCTCCCACAAAAGACTTAGCAAATCTAGCAAACAATAGATCTGGAGTCTCCCAAGAACTTTGGCATCTACTCAGTTCTTCTTGCTCCTCTCCCTGCTTCCAACCGTACAGGCGGGCTACTTGTGCTGGGGGGTCCCCTGTGGCATCTACAGCCAAACCACTACCCTGAACAAGTCTTGTAGCCTCAATAGGAATATGCCCATGTTGTTCCTGCAGGTGCACTTGGTACTTCATTCGTAGGTGGGTTTGAATTACTTGATGGTCCTTCAGTCTAGTACCTTCCAAAGAACGACGTGTCTGCGCTAAACTTTGATTCTTGTACTTAGTAATTACCTTCTCTGGTACTACAAACTTTTCCCCCTGACGGTGCAGTTGCATGGCTACAGTGTTCTTATGCCCTGCCATTCCAGAGCCAAAGCACAAGTCATGATCCATACCTTGCACATCAGACATGTCTTTCTTGAACAAGAAGTTGTTCATATGTCTGTCGTTGTTGTTCATCGTTATGTCTAACGATGCTAACTCCAACATCTTTTCCTTGAACAAGTCAGGATCAGGGCTCATAGAACATAGATTGTTCAGATCTGTGCATTGAGACGCGTTAGGGTGTCTCTGCTTCTCTGTGTAGTCGTCCAGCCAAGAAGACATACTGGTGCTTCCTACAAAGGGAACTCCAGAACTTCCATCATGTTCTCGGGAAACACACATAGGCACATGCTTCTCAAATCCAAGACTTGAAACTAGCGCGTGCGCTGCCGCAGCACTTATGTGGGAGGACTTAGGAGGCATATTAGGTCCTCCATCACAAGGGTAGTCGCGAGTACCATCGTACACATTGGCGTTGTGCTCTAATACCGACTTCATGCAGGCAGATCCGTTGCCTTCAATCTCTGCTTTGTATGCAGCGGTTACCCCTGACCCATCCTCAGCACCCAGCTTCTTAGCTGCGGCGATATATCCGTGGGACAAGTGTGCCCTGAGTATGTCCGCTTTGTGCGGTAGCTTGTTGAAAATCTTGGAAGCAGCCTCTAAGTGTTTGTACTCTTCCTCTGGATTTATAGCCGGTCCAGCACCTCTTGAACGCGCCTCGTTATGCTTCCGCATAATGGCACCGCCCTGCTTATGTTGCTGCGCGCCATTACCGCCATTGGAGCTACACTCCGCACCTCCACCAAAAGGACAAGCAGTATATTGGTCTTCCACGCTAGTAGGAGCACTAGGAGCGCTAGGCGCAGTGGGAGCACTAGGCGCCGTGGGAGCACTGGCAGCCTTGGGTGTGCCTAGCCCTGCAGCCTTGTTAGCCCCACCACCGCCAGCACCAGCCGATCCTGGAACAGACGGAGGCTTTGGGGGCTCTGCTGTTTTGGGAGGACCCACAGGCTTAACCTTAGTCACGCCACCCTCAGACTTACCAGGCTGGTCAATGCCCCCCTTACACAGAGACTTCTCAAATACTTCCTTGTTCTGTAGGACAAGTCTACCTGCCTCCCAACCGTAGCCAGCAGGGATGTATACAAGGGTACACCCGCACGACGGGTGCATTGGGGGGAGGGTGGCCTTCCAGTGAGTATGTTTCCCATTTCGTTTTGAATGGGAAACTCCAGGATCTGCGTTAGACCCAGCCGAGACCAGTGTGGATAGTGTGAATACTAAAGGAGTACCTTTGCCGTCCGTGTATTGTGCGGTACAGTCTTCACAGCAACCTGCTCCTGGAACTACACTTACCTTTGACGCAGGACCATCACTGTTGGAGTAGATATCAATCTTGTTGATGATCGCTTGTGCGTGTCCAGCTACCTTGGCTCTGTGCAGCTCGGTCTTAGCAGTCTGGATCCAGTTCTTCTTGTTGCCAGTCTGAAGTCTGGATGCGAGGTCTGAGGCTAGCTGCTGAGCAGTCTTCTTGTAGATCAACGCCAGCTCAGTCTCACTAGCAACTGCTTCTTTAACGGTAGCAGCACTAACTGCTTGCCCCAAGGAAGTACTAAGAGAGTCGAAAACACCGTTAGTTATGTCCGCAGCGATGTTCTTGATGTACGAACCAGCTTTCAGTCTGGCTTGTTCCAATACAAGATCCTCCAAAGAAGTGAGCTTCATACCCTCGGCAGCCTCTACGGCTTCTTCGAAAGATACTTTCTTGTACTCAGACTTCTTTAGAAGTGCCTTCAACCTACCGAGTAGATAAGACTTGTCCACTAAATCAAGAGAATTACCCATGGGCAGCTTCTTGTACTTAGTAAGTTCCTCAAGTTCTTCTTTTGAGATCGAGGATTCCCCAAGAGTGGCATAAACGAGCCACGTACTGTGAAGCTTGACTACTCGTCTAAGCTCCTTCATCTTCTTGGAGAATGAGATTGCCATATAATACGTGTATAGCAGATTCTGCTAGTTTTGCCAAGCAGAACAGAGCGTATTACTTAGAGCCCACAGACTTGGCAAACTTAGCAAGAGAGGAGTTCATACGGTCAATCTGGCCCTTACTCACTGCTTTGTCCGCCTTGTCCGCTTTGTCTTCCTCACCTAGGAACGCCTTGATCACATCAAGAGCCTTGGATACAGCCTTAGTGTCAGGCACACTAACGGGGTCCGCGGGGTCTGTAGTAATCTGGGAATGACGCCCTTCCTCCTCAGCCTGCTTAGAAATCAATGCGCTCTTGAGAACTAAGGTAGGGTCAGCAGGCCTGAGAGCCGTGGGACCAGAGACAGTGGCAGGAGTGCCATCAGCAAGCCGCTGACGCTGCATAGGAGACAGGCCCTTAACTACAGTTTTGTGCTCTACTAAAGTAAACAGCGGATTTTCCGACTGCGGACGCATAGGCTTTGGATTCCAGTGGCTACCCATATCATTCTTCCTTGTCTAACAGTATACGAGCAACTTCTGCCTGTAGGTTGTTTACTGCAGTATCAAAGACTGCTTCGACCTGTCTCATCAATTCTTTTTCTGCAGGGTTCTCAAGCTCAATCTCATTCTTCATTTGAGAATCAGCTAGCTTTTGAAGTCCTTCGCCTACGCGCTTTAATTCACTAGGCTTTAAATTAGTACGAACTTTCACTCATGACCTCGGATGTGAGACAGGGAATCTACCGTCATAGCCCATTTCGGACTGCAGGTGGTCTGCTACTAGTTGGGTGACGATTAGGCACTCCC